ATCCGTAAAATTATTGTAGATCGTAAAATGCTAGGTCAATATGCGTGGCAAGTTCATTACAACGATAAACACGACAAGATCCTTAAAGCGTTTCATATTCCTGTAAACTTATTACGTGCAGAAAAATGTAATAAAGACGGAGAAATTGAAGCTTACTACTACTCTGACGATTGGACAGATGTAAAGAAATATCCACCTTTACGCATACCTGCTTTCGGATTCTCAAATGAGAAAATAGAAATCGTTTACTTCAAGCCTTATTCAGTTGGGATGAAGTATTATTCTTACGTTGACTATCAAGGATCTTTACCTTACGCACTTTTAGAGGAGGAGATAGCGGACTATTTGATCAATGAAGTACAAAACGGATTCTCAGGAACTAAAGTCGTAAACTTCAACAACGGAGTTCCTACCGAAGAACAACAATCAATGATCACTTCAAAGGTGATGAACAAGCTTACAGGTTCACGAGGTCAAAAAGTAATCGTTGCATTTAACGACAACCAAGAATCCAAAACTACGGTAGACGATATTCCTTTAAACGATGCTCCAGAACATTACACTTACTTATCGGAGGAGTGCTTACGTAAGATTATGCTAGGTCACAATGTTACTTCTCCTTTGTTATTTGGAGTTGCTAGTTCAAATGGCTTCAGTGCAAACGCAGATGAGCTTAAAAACTCTGCTATTTTGTTTGACAATATGGTTATTAGACCATTCCAAGAGGAAATTTTAGAATCAATTGATCAGATATTAGCATTCAATGGAATCAGTTTAAAACTATTCTTTAGAACATTACAACCTTTAGAGTTCACAGACCTTGAAAACACGCAAACTGCTGAAGAAGTAGTTGAAGAAACAGGAGCAGACGCAACTCAGTTAAGCAAAATGGACAACGAAATTGCAGATGAGTTAATTAATTGTGGTGAGGTTGTAGATGAAAATTGGGTATTAATTGACGAATTTGAAGTTGACTACGACCAAGAGGATGAAATCGACTTAGAGATTGCAAACGCAAACAAATCTAAACAATCTTTATTGTCTAAAATATACAATTTTGTAAGTACAGGTACTGCTAATCCTAGAGCTAAATCAGAACAAGACGCAGTAGTTGACGGATTCAAGTTCATTACAAGATATCGTTACGAAGGTGGCGTAAAAGACAACACACGACCATTTTGCAGGAAGATGGTTGCTGCAAACAAAGTATATCGCAAAGAAGACATCGTTAGAATGGGTTCTCAGGTAGTCAACGCAGGTTGGGGTGCTAGAGGAGCTGACACATACGACATCTTCCTTTACAAAGGTGGAGGTGCTTGCCATCACAAATGGATGCGTCAAACATTTGTTGCGTTTGAACAAGGACGTGGAATAGACCCGTTAAGTCCTAATGCAAAAACAATCAGTACAAACAAAGCAGAGAAAGCAGGTTACCGAGTTAGAAATCCACAACAAGTTGCAATGCGTCCTGTAGATATGCCAAATAAAGGCTTTTTACCAACCAATAATAGATTTAACTAATGGCAGAAGCACTATTTATCACGAGAGATGATATCGTTCGTTACACGGCTTTAAATGGCAACGTAGACACGGACAAGTTCATTCAGTTTATTAAGATAGCACAAGATATTCACATACAGAATTACTTAGGTACGAAGCTATTCCAAAAGTTACAAGCAGATGTTATCGCAGGAACACTTGCAGGGAACTATTTGACTTTGGTTACCACTTACGTTAAGCCGATGTTGATACACTGGGGAATGGTGGAATACCTTCCTTTCGCAGCTTATACAATTGCAAACAAAGGAGTTTACAAACACTCGTCTGAGAACTCAGAAAACGTAGATAAAAACGAAGTAGACTATTTACTAGAAAAGGAAAGAAGTATTGCTCAGAACTACACACAGAGGTTTATTGACTATATGTCTTTTAATCAGACGTTGTTTCCTGAGTATCGTTCAAACAAGAACAACGACATCTTTCCTGATTCAATGAATAATTATGTATCTTGGTATATATGAGAAAACGGATTAAACTAGGTAATTACAAACCTAAAGAAACTAATGTAGAGAAGCTTCGTGTTTTTCTAGCTAAACTAAATAAAAACGAAAATGGCAAATAGTAACGGATGGGGAGATGGCGCAGCAAACAATAACGTTGGTTGGGGACAAGGAGCAAACAACGCAATCGGATGGGGTAGTTCTCACGCTACATCGTGGGCAGGTTTAACTGACATCGTAGGACTTACAACAGACCCTTCAGCATCAGCATTTATCGCAGCAACAGGAATCACAGGAGCAACTCAACAGAGTGCAGTTGACGCATTAGTCAAAGGATTGAAAGCAGATGGCTTATGGTCAAAGATGAAAGCAGTTTATCCGTTTGTTACTGATAATAGAAATTTACTTGGGTATACTGAGGCATTTGACAACGCTGCTTGGGGGAAAGTAGGTGCAACAGTAACTGCAAATAACATATTAGCACCTGATGGAACTATGACTGCTGATAGAGTTGTTTTTGGTGCTGCAAATAATTACATATTTCAGCAAACAACATCTGTTAATACAACTGCGAATAAAAGTATTTATATTAAAGGTACTGCAGGACAAACTATTTCTTTGGATGATACTTGGGTTTTATCTCCTGCGAACTTAATTACGTTGACAGGTGATTGGCAAAGAGTTAATTTTACAAGTACAACAACATCAGGTCAAGCTCAAGGTTTAGCAATTAGCACATTTCAATCTGCAACTGCAAGAACAATTTGGGTTTGGGGAGCGCAACTTGAACTAGGCTCAACTGCCACAACTTACCAACCAATCGCAACTACACAACAAGCATACATCGCATCACAATTCAAGTACAATCTTGTTAATCCTGTTGACTCAGACGCTGCGTTTAGATTAGTATTCAACGGAGGATGGACGCATTCAAGTACAGGTGCTACTCCTAATGGGACTAATGGTTATGCTGATACGAAGTTAGTACCTTCGTCCGTGTTATCATCAGGTGGTCATTTTAGTTACTACTCAAGAACAGATAAGAATAATATTGTTTTAGAACAAATAGGTGGGAATAGTTCCAATGGTCATATTGCTTTAGTTCCAAGATATTTGGATAGTGTTTATTATAGTTTTCAAAGTGCAGCTGAAACACAAATTACAACAATTGCAAATTCCTTAAACTTACACATAAACAACAGAAATGGAGGGAATCAACAATTTCATAAAAGTGGCGTAAAATTAAGTGATGTTACTGTAAATGCAAGTCCTATGCCTACGGTAAATATTTATTTAGGTACAATAAATAACAATGGAACTCCTTTATATTTTAGTTCAATGCAAACTGCATTCTCTTCAATCGGTGACGGACTTACAGACACGGACGCAACAAACCTATACACACGAGTTCAAGCATTCCAAACAGCATTATCTAGAAACGTATGAAACTAGCAGACATCACAACAGAGGACAAGACTACATTAGTAGCATTGTTGACAGAAGTAGAAAAAGACGAACTACTAGGAGTATTTTACGCTCCTGATTCTATTTACAATCCTATTCAAGATTTTTACAACGATTGGATAATCTCACTAGAAGAAGTTCAAGACACAATTAATCCTGATACGATGTGGGTAAAAGACCTCAACATTATTGAGTACAAACCGAAACCAACTCCATCTCCGTTTTAATGAAAACTAAACTCTCTCTCCTCGTTTTTTCGGTGCTTACAATTCTTACCCCTGTTAAACCTTTAGTAATCATTGCAATTTTATCTATTATTTTAGATACGTGTTTTGGTATCTGGCGTTCAGTTAAAAAAGGAGGATGGAAGTCCATTCGTTCTCGTAGACTATCTCACACCATCTCTAAGACACTTTTGTATAGTGGAGCAATCGTTTTTGTGTTTCTGTTAGAAAAGTACGTTGTAGCCGATATTTTAGGACACTTCATTGCAATTGAATTATTGTTAACAAAGGCGTTTACTTTCTTCTGCGTTTACACGGAAATTAAAAGTATTAACGAAAGTTACTTCTCAGTTACAGGAGTTAATGTATGGGATAAGTTTATTCAGTTTACCAAACGTAGTAAAGAAACATTAGAAGACCTCAAATGACATTAATAGAAAAATACGTTAAGTTCACAAAGAAATGGGAAGGTGGACTATCCAGAGACAAATCAGATTCAGCATCTAGCTATCCTTGTCCAACTGCTTACAAGGGAAAAACGGGATATCACACAAATGCAGGAATAACTTACAAAGCTTGGGTTTCGTTTTTTGGAACTGACAATGATGCACGTTTCTACTTAATGAACGCTGCTGATTGGTTTGCAATATTTAAAAAAGGCTACTGGGATGGCGTAAGAGGTGACGCTTATAATTCACAAAACATTGCAGTATTCGTTACAGGGATGGCGTGGGGAAGTGGCGTTAAACAAGCGTCTAAGTCTTTACAGGTAGCAATCAATCATTGTGGCTTACTTTGTACAGTAGACGGAATTATCGGACCTAAAACAATACTACTTGCAAACTCAATTAAACCGCAAGTTTTATTTGACGCATTGACTGCTGAAAGAGAAAGATTCTTTTATGCAATTGGAGTAGGTAAAAACGCTAAATTCTTGACAGGATGGTTAAACAGACTAAACGATTATCGCTTTACATTTCGACCTTAATTATTTTAGGTTCGTGTTCTGCTAATTACCACATCACAAAAGCCATCAAAAAAGGCTACAGATGTGACGAAACTAGCGACACAATACAAGTTTCGACAATAGACTCAATTCCTTACGTTCTAAGAGACTCTATATATTGGGAGAAGGTAATTGTTCAGAAAGATACAATCGTTCGTTACAAGCGTTCCTACGTGCCTAAAACGCGATTCCTGACACGTATTGAATACAAATACAAAACAAAATACATCAAAGCGGAAGCTCAAAAGGTAAAATATCAAAATAAATACATCACAAAAACGAAAGTTAATTGGCTATTTGTCATTATTGCATTCATTCTAGGAATATTAGTTAAGTTTACACTTAATGAAACCTTTAGAAGTAGGTTACAACTTCTCACTAAACTCTATAAATGAAAAAAGAATTTCGTTACCGATTGAAACCTGATGAAGCTGAAATAGTTAATCAGTACAGAGCAATCAAAAGAGAATCAAATCAACTAGGTTTAGACGATGGAGATGTAAAACACGGATGGTTAAAATCTAAAAACGCTTCACTTTTCTTTAAAAATCCGAACTTTAAAGAAGCTGAGGAAGTAAATTACAAAGAGCTGCAGGAGTTGATCTTGCAAGACATCAAAGATTTTAAACCTGAATATCCTACAATCTTTCGTAATCCACTAACAGACGGACACTTATTAGTTGTTGATCCTGCTGACATCCACATCGGAAAGTTATGTGAAGCTTTTGAAACAGGTGAGGACTACAACAATCAGATTGCAGTTAAACGTGTAAAAGAAGGAGTGCAAGGAATCTTAGACAAGAGTTCTGGATTTAATATTGACAAGATCCTGTTTATCGGTGGAAACGACATCCTGCACATTGATACTCCTAAACGAACCACTACAGGAGGAACGCCACAAGACACGGATGGAATGTGGTACTCTAATTTTTTAATCGCAAAACAATTGTATGTTGATATCTTGGAAACTCTGCTATCTGTCGCTGATGTGCATTTTACCTTTAATCCATCTAATCACGATTACACACACGGATTCTTCCTTGCGGATGTTATTCAGACGTGGTTTAGAAACTGTGATAATATTACTTTCGATTGTTCTATTGCTCATCGGAAGGGATTTCTATATGGCAAGAATCTAATTGGAACTACACACGGAGATGGAGCGAAACACGAACACTTACCTTTATTAATGGCAACCGAGTTTCCACACGAATGGAGCTTATCTAAACATCGTTATGTTTATACTCATCACGTTCACCACAAGACAAGTAAAGACTACATCGGAGTTACTGTTGAATCACTTAGATCACCCTCAGGAACGGACTCTTGGCATCACAGGA